TACTACTCCATATAAGTGTTGTTTAGATTTAAGTGCTATCCCTCTTGATTACTGTGTTCTTATTCCTCCACTTACTTTTTCTGCTACTGGCGGTCCTGTTGTAATAAAAACATATAGAATTAGTAGCTATAGTGATGGGACTTCTTTTCCTTCTAACAGACTTAATGCTCTTTCTACCAACAATATTTATGCAAAAGGTATTGTTAAATACAATATAACTAGCAGCGACACCGCTGGAGACGATTTAAGAGAGTACGAATTAGGGGCGACTGGAAATCCACAACAGGTTAATCGCTCAGGACAAGGAAGTGGTAGTTCTGTGTTCATTGTTCCTCCTAAAATAATTATAGCTTTGGAGATTGTAAATAATTATTCTGAGGCTGTAAACTTCACTTTGAGTTTACTGTGGGCCGAGGTTCCATCCTCGTTATTTGCGGCTGTTTAGGGAGAGTAATTATGGCTAAACTCACTACTAAGAAGCGAAACGCTATGAAGAACACTTCTTTTGCTATTCCAGAAGAGCGGGCTTATCCTATCGGAGATATCTCTCATGCCAGAAATGCTCTGGCTAGGTCTTCCGGTAAACCAGAAGAAGCTAGAGTCAAAAAAGCAGTATATAAGAAATATCCTTCTCTTAAAAAGAAGTAGAGTTAGAAGGAGAGTAATTATGGCTTTTGTAGTTGAAGACGGCACGGGACTCGCAACCAGCACAAGTTATTTAGCTGTAGCCGATGCTGATGCATATCATGCAGATATGGGCAATGCATCCTGGGCGTTGGCCAGCAATGCGGATAAGCAATCGGCGCTGATTCGTGCTACAAAGTCACTTGACGCTATGTACAACGGCCAGTGGAAAGGATTACTGTATTCTTCAACTCAGGCGCTCGCTTGGCCGCGCACCGAAGCGTACAACGAGCTAGATGATGAATATACAGGAGTGCCTGTAATCCTCAAGAATGCCACTGCAGAAGGCGCTCTCATTGAACTCGGGACCCCCGGCGCTCTACTTGTTTCTAAGGAGCGCGGAGGACTAGTTAAAATGGAGAAGGTGGATGTAATCACGATAGAATACCAGGACGGAGCCCCCGGCGCTACTTCCTATCCGACGATCGCTTCTGTTATTTCTCCTCTTCTTGAAAGTGGAGGAGCTGGAAGTCTCAAGACATATCGAGGATAGCCTTGAACTACAATACGCTAAAAACTAATACAGTACAGCCCAATATTACTAAATATGGGAAAACAGCATCTTTGCAACGCCCAGGAACATCCGTTGGATATACAAAGACATGGAATAGTGGGCAAGGAAGATATCAATGGGAAAACGATGACACTCATGTAATTACCTATACAGATCCTGCCGCTACCCCTACTTACATTGTAGGGAAAGTTCTTGAGAGTAAGTTTGAACAAAACGAAATAGACGGGACTACCGTAATGATGTCGGATAGGAAATTCATAACCTCTGACCTCACCGATCCTACTACCGCTGATAAACTATTGCTTGGTACTACGGTATTGAATATAATCTCTGTTAAATCTCTTCAGCCTGGGGAAACTGATGGAGTAGAAGTTAAACTCATGTGGACACTCCAATGCCGAGCGTAAACTTTCCGCTTTTATTTCTGGTTGTCATGTTCAGTGTATTGTTATTTACTTATCTTGGGTTGAGATAGTATATGTCAAGTAACATAGACCAGTTTTTAGTACAACTTGACACAATGAAACTCAATACAAGAAGAGGTATTTCTGATGTAGCTAAAGAATCCGCAATAGATTTGGCGGATAATATCATTGAAAGAACGCCCGTTGATCTTGATGACGAGGATATTATACATATAAAAGGAGATTGGACTTCAGCCATTGATTCAGTGCCCTCGGCAGTCAATAGAGGAGATTCGAGCGGTGATAGTTCCCGAAAAGATATTCGAGATACAGTACAGCGCTGGAACCCTATGGCAGGAGAGGAGTTAGATATTGCCAATCATGAAAGATACGCCGACATGCTTGAATATGGTTTGTATCGGCATAAAACAGAACGAACTACGGCTTCTGGGTTTAGCTCTCAGGCTCCTGCCGGAATGGTCGGAATATCAATAGCAGAATGGCAACAGATAGTAGATAAGAACGCCGCAAAGAAGTAGAATAACATAGGAAGGTAGTGTATGAGTATTCCTGATATAGAGGGTGCGTTGATATCTAAATTCGATACTCTGGGGTATTCTACTTCCGTAGTAGCTTATCCGAATGGGCCTTCCCTTGACCCTGCTATAACTACGCTCAATTATTCCCTTACTTTTCTATATGCTGATGCTGTTTCAGCAGGTCTTGGTATTGCTTCAGCGGATAGACACCACGGATTGTTTCAAATAACTATCCGAGCGCCCAAGGTCGACGCTTCAGGAAACCCTGCTGGAACTTATACTCTTATGCAACAAGTAAAAGCTATAAACACAGCGTTTAAAAAGGGAACATCAATGGGATATCCAGTAGCAAGCCCTACGCAATATGTCCGAGTTACTGCCCCCTTAACAATGAACCATTTTCCAAAGGCAGAGGATGGCTGGTACATTATCGTTTTGAGGATACCTTTTGAAGCAGACGTATTAGATTAAGGGTCTTGCTTTATTTCGTTTTGGGTGCTATACTTTTGTGTGAGTATAGTAAATTAATTAGCTTTCTACGATAGGAGTGCCGCCATGGGAGCTGGAACACAGAATAGATTAGCCTACGCCCCTGAGAGTGCTTGGGGAACCACTACGGGAACCGCGTATACAGTAGTTCGTAAACTTGCTGGTTCATCTTGCACCATTGAACGCAGCCAGCTTCAGACGGCAGAGTTCAATAGCCGCCGAGCTGTCACCGGAATGCGACTTGGGACTAAACGGGCCAGGGTCGCTCTTCCTTTCGAACTTTTCTATGCTGGTGGTGGAGCCGCAAATCAGAAACAATTCGAAGACTTCTTAGCCTCTTGGATGTTTAGTACTTGGGTCGCCGCTGGTTCTGCCGCTTCCGCGCAGACTCTTACCATTGGAACGTTGGCTGCTACTACTGATTTTACTTTTGGTACGTCCATTGCTACCGCTGTCGCGGGTGACTGGGTAAAGATTACCGGATGCTCCACTGCGGCGAATAATGGGTACTACAAAGTAATTTCTGTTTCTTCTCTTGTTCTTACCCTTGCTACACCTAACTTTGCCAATATGACTACTGGGTCTATGGGTGCGGCTGTAGTTCTTCAGAGGATGGGATACATAATTCCGGGTACTACGGCAAAATCCTGGACTTTTGAAGAGTCTCAGTTAGATTCTGCTACCTATAAGAAAGTAACCGGGGCCATCGCCAATACGCTGAATCTTTCTTTGACTCCTGACGCTATAATCACCGGGGATTTTGGATTCTTTGGCAAAGATATGTCGGTAGCTAACACGGTATATTCTGTTACCAATCCTGCTGCGCAGACTAACAGTGTAATGACCGCTAACGACACACTTACCTACCTTATGGCAGATAATGCTGGGGTTGCTGTGGCTACTTCGCTATCCCTTTCTTGTACTAACAACGCGGAAGATTTGTTCCCTATAGGGTCTATCACGCCCTACAGTATCAACGCGGGAGATTCTCAGGTTTCAGGTACTATGGATCTTTACCTCACTGATTACAATTACTGGAACAAGTACTTGAACGAGACTGCTTTGTCTCTGTCTATTAAACTTATGGACCCTGATCTTACCTCGACTAATCCATTAGTTCAGGTAGGATACGCGATCGACCTTCCTAACATCAAAATAACTAACTTGACTGAGAATAAGACCAAAACGAATGTTGTTCAGTCTGTTCCTTTCATGGCTCTTGAAAATACTACTGCGGCTACGGGAAAGCCGATTACGGTCAGCATGAGAGTTTCTATTCTTGCTTAGTTAACAAGGGCCTCTGTACAGAGGCCTTATATTTCTTTTAGAAGAGGGCTTTAATGGATTTTGCCGCGTTCAATACTCTTGAAACAAGCGAAGAAGGATCTTGGATGACTGTAGCGGATTTTGACGGAGAGGATTTAGATGCCCAGATTCTTGTCTTAGGTCCTGATTCAAAAGAAGTAAATAAGATTGCCTATGAAGAAGAGAAAGAAAATCAGAAGAAACTGGCAGATATTTTTTCTGAGTCCGCTAAGAAAGGAAAGAATAATAAAAAGGCAGAAGTGATAGAGGATGGGCCAGAAGACAGGACCCAGAAAGATATTGACAAAGCGGTACGTCTTACTAAAGGCTGGAAAAATATAGACTGGTTGGGGCAGGAACTTCCTTTCAACAAAGGAAACGCTTCTATGTTGTATACTAATGTATCTATGTTGCGTAATCAGGTGCTCAACTATTATAGGGACTTGTCGCATTTTATAAAGCCCGGACAGCCGAACTCGAAGAAGCAGTCCGGGAAAGATTCCTCCTTGACTACCCAAGAAAAGAAGGCGTAACTCTTCGTAATACACTGGAATCGGTAGAGCGGCAGACAGGAATCAGGGACCCTCAGCTAGA